ATGCAGTTGTACTTCCATCACCATCAAATCTCTTACCTTGAAGAGATTGAAAAGTATTTCTGGTATCTAAAGGTGTACCAATAAAAGCCATCTTACGTTATCTCCATTATTGACAAAGTAATATCAGCCGCACCAGATGCTGTTAATTTTAACAGATCTGTAGCTTCCATTACGACTTTATTTCCCGCAAGCAGTTCGAGAGTACCGCCAACAGGGATGGGTGCATTAGTTACTAACTCAACATCTTGGTTAGCTTCATTATTTGCACCTGCTCTGTTAGAAGTGTCTGAACTTAAAGTAACTGTTGCAGTAATTTGACCAGTTGTTGTATTACCTACCATAATACCAAGAACTACCGTAGTTGTAGAACCGGCAACAGTGTAGATAGTATCGACGCTGGTAACTCCTGCTTTTGTTACTACTTTAAAAGTATTAGCCATTTATCCTCCTATTATCCTAAAGCAATTGCCAGTGCCGTTGGGTCTTCTGTAGAAAATCCTTGCCCTGTCATATAAGTTGTTAATCGAGATAGTGCCGCTTTTCTATTTGTTCCACCGGCCCCATCATCTACAATTATTAAATCAGAAGTAGTTAAATCTGCTCCAATATCTGATCCACCATCTATCTCTAAAGCTGTTAAAGCAACTTTACCTGCTGTAGAAATAGTAGCTAGTTTTGAGTCAGCAATTGCTGCACTTGATTTAATATCTGCGTTTACAATGTTTGTAATTGTGTTGTTGTCTGAATCTATTGATTTGTTTGTTAATGTAGCAGTCGAAGCTGTTGAAACTAAACGAGCATCGCCGCCTGTACCCGGTAATGTTAGGGTGTTAGTAGCAGCCTCAGAATGAGGTGCAGCTACAAGTGACTGTGCGTGAGCATTTGAACTCTCACAATAAAACTTTATTGTTGAAACTGATCCAGTATTTTTAAGATCAATAAGACCACCAGAAACAAATAAATCATCTCCTATAGTTGCATCAGCGGTTACTGTTAAGTTACCACTGCTATCTAATTTTAATCCATTACCAGAACCTACTGTTCCACCAGATTTAATAACTAGATTATCACTATCAGAATCATCAACAGCGATGTGAAATTTGTCTGCTCCTTGTGTGTCCAGTATAATTGCTGGATCACCAGAAGCGACATCTATTTCTATGTTTCCTGTAAATGTTGCACCAGACAAACCAGCGTATATTGATCCTATTGATGTTCCACCTATAGTAAGAGCGTCTGTTTCTAATGTTCCATCTATGTCAGCATTACCAGAAATATCTAATGTTGCCGCGTCTAACTCACCAGACGCAGTTAAATTTGTAATTCCAGTTACAGCTCCACCAAAAGCGACGTCATTACTTCCATCTTCAAAAATTAATTTACTAGCAGGTAAAGTACAGAATACATCTTTTGTACCAGAACTAAAGTTTACAGCACTATCACTATTAGAACTAGATATAACAGTGGTTCTAGTTAATGTAGAACTATCACCGTTAAGTGTACCTAATCCTGTTTCAAACTCATCTTGATCTTGGTGTGCAATACAATAGTATGTTGTATTACTATTACCAACACCATCAGCAAAAGTATCAAAACCAGTTACAGCATTACCAATAGAAAAAACTCCCGTACCTGTAGTGGTCGAAGTTTCTTTTACTCTGTCATTAATGACTAAAGCCATTTATTCTCCTATGCCAATCGTAATATAGCGTTACTTGCATCAGCCGTTGGAAACTGAATTGTAAAGGTTCCACTTGTAGATGTCTTATCTCCACCAAAATCTAAAACAGCGACTGCTTTATTAGAGTCAGAGCTATTATAAATTAAAGCACCTCTTGCTGTGATTGTAGCTGATGTAAAAGATATGTCAGCAAAATCACAAATAGCCGTAGTTCCAGAAGTTGTTGGAGTTACGCTAGTTAAAGTTCCTCCACCAGAACTATATGTTCCAGAATCAGAGACTTCGTTACTTGTGCTAAAAGCAGTGGTTGAAGCACCTAAAGAAGCAGAACTTGTGTACAATGCTATTTTAAAAGTATCACCACTGGAAGCAGTAAAGTTATGCGTTCCTTGTAGCAATTCTTGTTTGAAGCTTGTACATACAGCTTGAGTTATAGCCATGTTTTATCCTCCTATGGGTTTTGTGATTGCAGAGGAGTACGTAACGCCCCATGCATGTATTCATCTCTTCGGTGTCTTCCTTGTTGTTCTATAACTAACTCTTGAAGAGCACGTTGATATGATTGTTCATATAATTGCAGCATTTCCGCTGGTCCCTTCAAAAATTTGAAGGCTTCTGCAAGACATCCATAAAGTAATAACGCCGGAGAATTATTACCCAACCAAGAGGTTGTATTGGTACTAGACAGTCTTGTTGGTAATCTAGTAATTGATAATTCTACGTTATACGCTACATCTGGTGTTGGCGCAACATAAATTGTGTTATGATCCCACCATGCCCAATATCTAGGGGTGCCTGTAGAAGTTCTATCTGGCCAATATTCGTTCATATAACTAATATCGCGTTGTTCTAAAAATGTCCTTGATGTTCCAGATGGTGAAAATATTTGCATATGTCTCACGGTGCCAAGCGATGTTGGATCTGGAGACGCGCCACCCGGCAAAGATAAGAAAGCATTACTTGCTGTTAAATTAGCAGATTGATGTGATTTAAAAACATCTAAATCAACGTCTCTAAATATTCTGTTTTCTGCATGTTCAATAAAATCATTAACTATGGTATCGGATAAAACGTTACTGTCTACCTCTGTGTAGTTTCTTATTTGTGTAACTAGTTCTGAATATGTTGTTGTCATTATGATACGCTCACTGATACTATACCAATAGATGACACAACTAAAGGTTGTTTTTTACTTGTTGAAGGTTGCATAGAGTCTTCGTATTCAAAGAATCCTGCACCGCCAACAAAAACAGTTATAGGTTCTAATCTATCTGGTCTACCATCTTTAACACTTTGTGCATCCGATGCGTGTCTTTGTCTTTCAAGCTGTGGATGTTTAGCTTCAAACTCAGATTTATGAACCATGGAACCATTCCATTCTTTAACCATTTCTTTGTAAGGAAACTCCATACCACTGCGATCAGATATTGCTTTTGAATATTTACCAGAAGCATGTGCCATTAGATATAACCTCTCTCTGGTGTAGCAAAGAAACTAGAACGTGGTCTATCTTCTTCTGAAGCACGTTGCCATTCTTCTTCGTATAATTGTTTTAGTAAAGGTGTTCTCTCTGGTGCTTTTTTTACAGAAGTGTAATAAGCTAAACCAGAAGTTAAGCATGGTAAAAATCTAGTTGGAACTTCTAACTGATCATTGTAGTCACCAGCATCTTGTATTTTAGTTAAACCATAATACTTGAAAGTGTGTGCACCATCTGGTGTTGGATACAGATACAATGTAGGAGTGGATGCTCCTCTTTCCAAAAAGTATTGCACCGGTGTACCTTCACTAGACTTAGTAGAAATATTTAAATACTCAGCACGGCTTATTCTATCAACTTCAATGTCTGTTGCAGTATCTGATGTTTTAAATAAAACTGCTTCAAGTATATCAACTAAGTCACTATCAAGTGTGTAACTTGTTGTGCTACCTGTTAGTGTTAATGTTCTAAGCTCAACAGTCCAAAGATTAATACCTCTGTTAGCCCACTCAGCCAACATAATATTAAGTGAACGTCTTGCGCTTTTTAAATCATAACCCGATCTAGAATTAATTCCACATCTTTCAAATGCTTCTTCAATAACTTGATCTACATCTAAATTAAAAGTGTTAGTTCCGGACGTTGCCATTACCTACCTACTTTTTTCATTGCCTTCTTATGAGCTTGTGTAAAAGTTTTACCTTT